GCTGGATTTGTGTTTACAAATTCACCACCTAGTTCTTCCTGTAGCTTTTTAACATCTTCATTAATTTTAGATTTTTTAGTATTTAAAATTTCAGTTCTTCTTTTATTTAAAGCAACATATTGATCTTCAAGATCTTTTCTTGACTTTTTACCAGATTTTGATAAATCCCCAGTAACACCAATAGTCTGTGCTCTTTTTAAAACTTGTCTCATTTGTCTTGACAAATCAGCCGCTTCTAATATTTGATTTTGGTTTAAAGCTGTTAATTTTTGATAAGACAAAGCATCATCTAACGCTAGCTGTTCTATTAGTTCATTTTTCCTAACTTTAGCTTCTTGTAACTCTCTACCGGAAAGATTAGGCATAGATTCTCTAAGGTTTACTAATTCAATAACTCTTTTATTAACATTATCAACCTCGCTTTTAGTTTTAAATTCATTTTTAATTATATTAACTATATTACCCCCTGCTCTTGGAGAAAACATTCCAAAAGTAGCAACTACATTGTTGGCAAAAAAGTCTTTATCAATACCGTCAAAAATACTTTTATTATCATCTAAAACAATAATATCAAAAGCGTTTTGCCCACCTAAAGTTAAAGTTTCTTCTATTGTATTTATAGCGGTAGCATCAAAAGCTAATTTAGGTAAACCTGACAATGTTTTACCCACTGTGTTTTTAGTAAAATTAAATCCTTTTTCGTAAAATTCTTTTTTAAATTGTTGCTTTCCAAAATCTTTTGCTAATTTTGCTGTTCCTTGTACAAATTTTAAAGACCCCACACTTTCGAAAAAAGTAGCGGTACCACCGTAAGCATAAGATGTAAAAGCTTTTTGTGCAAAACTATAGTTACTAATTTTTTCTAAATGATTTATATCTTCTTGTATTTCTAATTTTCTATTTAAATCTTCAGTTTTTGATAATTCAGCTTTTAATAATATTATTTTTTCTTTAGCATTTTTTTCTTCAAGTTCTAAGTCCCCATATTTACTACCGGTTTCTGTTGCAAAAAATATTCCTTGAGCCGTTCTCATTCCTGCTAGCATAAGCTTTCTATTAGCAGTAAGAGCCGCACCACCTGGGATAACAGTAGTTACTATAGAAGGGCTATTTTCTGCGAAAGCTTCATTAACCCAATCAAAAATACCTACACCAGCTTTCCCAATATCTTCAAGTTTTAAAGCTTCTGGTATAGTAGTTTCTCTTTTTTCAGCTAGTCTAGCATTATAATTTATTGTATTTTCTTTTATAGTGTTTATTGCTTTATCAAATATTGGATAAAAATTAGGGTTTGAAACATATTTTTTAGCTGTTAATAATAATTGAGAAGATAAAGACCCTGTGTTTATAGCTCCTTTAACAAAAAAATCTTCCATTGCCATAGATAATCTAGTAGAAAAACTATAGTCTAAACCAATAGCTTTTTCTATTATTTCTCTATTATTTAAATCTTGGCTTTTATTTTTTAATTCTTCTATATTAAAATTAATAAGATCTTTTTGTTTATTTAATCCATCTATATAATCTCCAAAATCACCTGATTTATATTTTTCATAAAGATTATTATATTCTGTTGCTAAATTTTTAAAATTATTTAATTGTTCTTCTGATAATTTTTCGGAAGGTTTCATAGTACCTTCTGTTATTTTAGATATAGTATTTTTTATTACATCTAACCTATCAAGAGTAGGCTTCATGTTTTTTAGATAAGTATCATAAGAATTATTATAATCTTCTATACCTTTTTCTACTTCATTTGAATACCAATCTAAAGAATAATTAGCATCTTCTAAGCTAGGGTAGTTTTTAGCATATTTTATTTCTATTTTTTCTTGAACATCTTCAGGAACATTTCGTAAATAAAGTTTTAAATATTTATCTTTTGCCTTATTAGGTGCTTCAAATTGTTTTATTTTAGTAATTTGTTTAGCGTTTTCAATAGAATACGGCTTTATTTCTTCACCTCTTTCAATTTGTAAATATTGCTCATATTTTTCTTTGCCTAAATATTGCTCTATTGGCATAAATGTTTTCGTAACTCTAAAATCCTCCAGCCTACCGCCTCTTTCTTCGCTAATTACAGGTATATCATCAAGTTTGAAATATAAATCATAAAAAGTTTTGTCTATTTCTTTTTGAGGAAAATTTTTTATATTTTCTTGAATTTCTTTAAATGTTACATCAGCTTGTTTATAAGTAGGATCAACTTCTTTTACTCTTTCAAGAGTAAAATTATTTTCTTTAATCAATTGTTGAGCAACTCTATAAGGTAGCTTACTTTTTTGATCAACAGTTAAAGGCGTTTTATATTTTATATCTTTGCTAGTAGGTATATCAATTTTTTCTTGTGATTCCAAAGAAATATCTTCCGAAACTAATTCCGTATCTTTTGGTGCTGCAGTTGGGTCCGGTGCTACACCCACACCCGCTGGAGCACCTGTTTGAAAAGTTGTTGGATCAAGCAAGTCTGCATCTGAAATCTTTTGTTTAGGGTCTGGATCAGATTCTTTAAGTTTTTTTATATAATCATCAACCGAAAGATTTGATTCCTCTGCTGCCTGGTTAATTTGATCTATAGTATAATTAATACCTTTATAGTTATACATGCTATTAAATTTTTTCTTAATTTTTTTCTTGGTTGAATATAGGTAAAGGAGCTTTTATTCCTTGTTTTAATAAAGAACTTCTTAAATCACTAGGAATTTTTCCAAAAGTATTTATTATAAAATTTCTTCTTTCAGTTATGTTATCTAAGTCTATTATTATTGGATCCATTTTTACTTCTTTACCTGAAACTAATCTAACGGGATAAACTCTAATTTTATTTACATTTGTATCCGCTTTTCCTGTTCCTTCTCTAGTAATTATTTCAATGTTTCTTATTGTCCCCGTTTTTTCACCTAATTGATAATCGCTATCTATAAATGATTTAGGATTTTTATCTAACTCATTAGACACTGAATTATATAGTCCTTGAAATTCGTCTACAGTTATTTCGTTTATAGGTTTTTGAACACTGTTAAGAATTGCTTTTGGCTCGTATTTACCTGTTTTTTTATTAAATGAGTGTCTACCAGTTCTTGATAAATAAATGTTAACTAAAGATTTTTTTAATAAATTGTCAACATCATCACTTATTTTTTTTCTAGCTTGATCTTCAGTAAGATTTTTTTCTTCAGCATAATCTTTTATACCGTCTTCAGTTTGTAGATAAGCCAACATGTCTTTCAAGTTACTTACTTTACCTTCTGAGTCTTTAAAATTGAAATATCCCTGCATATCTTCCTGCTCTAAAGCTTGTCTTAATAAAGAAGGTTTTAACTCTGCAAAACTAGAAGCAGTAACTGTTGCTGTAGCAAAATTATTAGCAGCTATTTCATAAGCCTCTTCAGATACACCGGCTAATCTATTGACTGTGTTTGTTACTAATTTTCCGTTTTCTATTTTTGTTTCTATAGATTTTGATTCTATAGGGGAAACTTTATTTTCTTTATTATATTGGTTAGTTAAGCTTGGAATATCTGCATTTAAAGCAAACATATCTTCTATTCTAGCATCAGATAATTCAGATAAATTTAAACTAACTTGCTGCCCGTTATAGTTAACATCTAAAAATAAAGATTGATTACCATACTTCCCTTCTTTAACATTGTAATCAAAAGCTTCTGGGTTTTGTTTATTTAATCTTGCTAAGTCTTGTAAAGTAACATTTTGCAATTTACCATCAACTTGTATTTGAGATACGGTAGTGTTGCTAGCGTCTAAATCATAACCCTCCTCTGTTGCTTTTTGTAATAATTTATTAAAATTATTTGAACCAATACTCATTACAGAAACTTCAGACAATATTTTCTTTTGCAATTCTTCGTCACCTGCTGCAATAGCATTTACAAAATCGCTTCTTCTTGATTTTAAAACATTAACTAATCTTTGCTGAGTATAATAGTTTGGATCCCAATCTATCATATCAGTAGCTTTTGTATCTAGCTGGTTAAAAAGTTTTATAGAGTCAAATGCTTCTAATTTTTTTTGACCTAAAAGCTCCTGTCTTTTTTTATCAATTGCTTCTCGCTCTTCTTTTTGTTTTAAAAAGTCTAAACCGGGCTGAATGCCTCGCGCAAAACCTCTACTAAAAGCACCATAATCTGGTATTGCTTCTACAGGAGAAGTATATGATGATCTTCTTGTTGTTTCTATTGCCATATCTTATTTAATTAATCGCCAGTACCAAATGTAGGCATTACTGTATTTTCGCTTACAAATGGACCAGTGTATTGATTACCAAAAAATCTATTACCACTATTTTGATTAGCATTTCCATATAAACCGGAGAGTACATTAAATGTATTTGCATTTACGTTTTGATTGTTATTACTACTACCAAATCCTCCGGCCATAGCAAAGCTTCCAATTCCACCAATCGCTTGCCCAATACCGCCCATTAAAGCACTTTGACCTGCCGCTTCTTGTTGCTGTGCAGCACCTAATTGACCAGCTACTCTATCTAGTCTTTGCATTTCTCTAGCTTCTCTTGCTCCAAATACAAATTGTTTTCCAGCGGCCTCTAACTGTTGAATTCTTTGTTGCTCTCTCATTCTGGCCATTTCTAATTGTTGTTGACCTTGTGCTCTAAGTCTTGCGTTTTGAGCTTCTTGTTGTGCAATACTAGCTGCAATACCTTGTTTAGAACTTAAAGCCGCTTGAGCCAATGCTGTAGCACCGCCTGCTCCTGCGCCGGTCGCTCTCAGTGTATCTAAAGAGCTTGCTAAAGAAATATCTGTCTGTTGTGCTTGCATTTCTGCTGCTTCCGTTGCAACTTGTAGGTTTGCAAATGGGTTTGACAATTGACCTGATAAATCCGAAATGTTTGCGTATGGATTTATAATATCTTGTCTATTTTGTTCTAGTTGATTAAGCTGTCTTTCTAAAGCTCTGCGTCTTCGTCTTGCTCTTCTTCTTGCAGCTCCTCCAAATATAGCGCTACCAATTCCGCCTAATATTTGAACTCCAGCGCCTATAAGGCCGCCTCCACCGCCGCTTGATCCGTTGCTCATAATTTATTAATATAAAGATTGTTCGTAATTAAAGCCTACTGAAAATAGTTCAGCATGCTTTGTTATATTTAATGTTTTATTATTATCTACAGGTTCATGTTCTAATGTTACTTCTGTAAAAAATCCTTTAACACCTGTTGTATTTAATGAACTAATACCAGAAACTGAACTAGTATCATTAATTTGTATTTGACCGTAATATTTCTTTTCTAAAGGCGTAAATCCTGCATATTTTAAAGATCCGTCAAATGAGTCAAAATATCTACCTGTTATATTTCCAGGTATAGGATAAGCATTATAGTTATTATCATCATCTGCTGGTGAAAATAATTCTATTACTTTCCAGTTTTTTGTTCCTTCATAGTTTACTGATTTGTAATGTTTTACTAAAGAAGGGTTTTGATTACTAACTATTGTTATTGTGCTAGGGTTGAAAATACCATAAAAAGTATTTTTGCTATCATTAGAATGATGCTCGTAAAGTTCAGAATTATTCCAAGTATAAAACTTGTTTGCTAAACTACCACCAAATCTAGGTTTATAAGTATAAAACGAAGACCAACCATTTACTCTATCGTCAAAAGATAAAGTTTTATAATCAGTAGTAGGAGAAATCACTGTTGTTCCAAAAGAATCAGATGAATATGTTTGCTTGTTATACTCTGACGTTGTGTTACCTTGTAAACTTAACACATAGCTTTTTGTATGAATATCAAACATTCCGTAAGCTTTGGTAGCGTTTTTTAATTCATCTCTGAAAAAGCTACGCATACCATAAGAAGATATTTCTGTTATACCGTCTCTTGATAATCTAAGTGCAACACCTCTATCTTTATCTGTAAAATATTTTCTAAACCCATGAACAGCAAAGCTTTCTGGATTTTTACTTATTCCGTATTCTCCTAAATATGGAACTATTTGACCAATTACTTTAATACCCGTAGTTGTTAAACCCAACCCCTCTGCTGTAAATACAGCATCTTTATCAATAAGTGCAGAGCTTACTTTATTTTCTTGAAATATAATTAAGTTAGTATCTTCAGCATATAGTTTTTGAATACTTCCATCAGCTGCATCAACAGCTCTAGTTATTGGTTCTGATGAATTAAATTCATTTGTTTGGTTTACGTCTGTTCTAGAGTTAAATAATCCAGAATATATCATAGCATTAGGTCTATGATTTAAATTATAATTCTCGTCAGTTACATAAGCTTTTACGCCATATCCCATAGAATCTTCATTAAAACCACCTTTTATTCTAGATTCTTCTATATGCCAGTTTGACACTTGAGTAACCTCGTTTCCATCAAGCGCTATTGTTGGAGATGCCGTAAGGTCACTAGCATTAAATGTTACAATACCTGTTCTTGGCTTCAGTATTATAGAGTTAAAATAGGATATTTCTAATGTATATGCCATAATAATATTATTACGCGTTTGTTTAAGTTTTTTAGTTACTAGCAGTTGCTATAACTATACCTTCTGAGTCTGTTTTAAATGAGCCTTCAGATGTTCCAGAAATAGTTGACATTGTTCTAAATTTTTCACCCGTATCTAAAGGAACTAAAATACCATCTATTTTTATATATATTTTATCTGTACCAGTTGTGTGAGTAGGTAAAGGCCCTGTTCCTTCTAAAAACGCTCCTGTGGACGCTGTTCCAGATAAAGCATCGGTAGCGCTTGAATATTCAACGCTTGACATAAAAAATTCTACTAGACTAGTCCCCGTATCAGTTCTTATATCTAAGTTAACAACAGCATATGGATTTTCATTTACTTCTGGCGGTTGAGATGTGTCTATATTAGCCCATGTTTCAAATACCGCTACAGTAGTATTATACGTTGTTTGTGGTTCTAAATCAGCAAAGTTAGTTGTACTTATTTCACCCGTGTCTCTATTTATAGTAAAATTAGTTACATCTTCGTTATTTGTTTGTTGAGATGTTATTTCAAAAGTTAAATTTTCTGTATTATTATTTGTATCTGCAGTACCGTTTACCCCTGAAACTTGAGTTATTAAAACGTTTTGACCAGTTGTTTGAGATATTGATACTAAAGGTAATTCAGTACCATTAACTACATTACCATTATTTGTAAATGCGGGAAATTCATTTTTAACTTTTATTGGCTGCTCTATTTGATCACCTGGTTCTAAAGCATAAGTTGTTATTGATCTTTGTAAACTAGCTCCGCCAAATTCTGCTAAAACATTAAATTTAAATCGAAGGCCATCTCCAATAAACCAAAATAAACGTTTTGTTTTTATGAAGTGATCTCCAGCGGAAGTTGTTGAATCTATTTCAAAATAATCATTTACTGTTTCAAAATCAGTATCATCTGTTCTTGCTTCCACAGATAGCAAAGTAATAGTAGCGGCTTGTTGTCCAGCACTATTTGAAGCAACTATCTTACCTATAACATCTCCAATTAAAGAACCCTCTGTTAAACCGCTTCTGCCGCCTGTTGATTGAATTTCAATTTCAATGTTATCCAATCCTGTTTGCGAAGCAGCTATAACCGTGTTTAAATCGTTAACTAAACCAGAAGTAGAGGTTTCAAAAAATATATCTATTTTAGAATCAAAAGGCTCTGTTTCAAAAACAGCTAATCCACCTTGTGTTGTAGATGTTGGAAAGTCTGGCTGGTCTGTAATATTTATTTTAGCTAATAAAACTTTCGAATCTTCAGAAATTAAAAAAGGACTAAAGCCCCCTGGAATAGTTGCTGAAAAATTATGCTCATCTTTATTACCAATAGAAATAACACTCATTAAAGGTCCGGTAACATTTATAGACCCATTGTTAGGGTTGTACTGCCCTATAATTGGTTCATCTGTATTATAATTTATAATTTTAGGATAAAGTTTTACTTCGCTGCCAACAACCCCTTCTTCTTCTTTTATGTCAGTAACATCTCTAGGTACTTTATTAACGTTATCTCCTTCTATGGCTATAAATCCGTAATTACCAGATATATAAGCTCCAGACGTATAAACATTGTAATATTCCTGCTCTTGTTGTTGCACAACTACCCTATAAGAATACCACCCATATAAATTAGTAGCGCTATAAGCATTACCTATAATATCATCAAATCTAATTCTTAAAACATCTCCCCAGTTTGTAGTATTAGTAGAATTGTCTGCATAATCAGCCCACACGCTAGAATCAAAAAGAGAATGTTTTTTTGGCGGAACAAAAACAGATGATCTTTGTAAAGAAGTTTTAGAAGATGTTTCTCTAGGTAATAATACTGGCGATTGTCTACCAAATATATCAGATAATACAATACCAACTTGATATTTTCTTCTTTGCTTTACAGAATGATATTTATATTCGTTGTGTAAAAAATCTGAGCTACTACTATCTGATGAATTTTTAGTAGCTGTATTAACTTCAAAATCTAATTCGCTTTCTGATAAATCTCTTTTTTCAAAATAATTACCGTAAACAATTCTATTACCAATAACTTCTTGTGATTGAGCTTTAAGCGGCACATTATCAAATACTCTAGTTATCTGGTTTTGAGGTAATGTTTTAAATGGTTCTGAAGACTCATAAGTATAATTTATTACGCCAGAAGAATCTATTAAGCTAGTTGAAGAAGATATTACGTCTAAAACTCTAACAGGCAAATCTCCATCTACTTTACACAATAATTGAATTTCTTTAATTTGATAATCACTAAAAGCCGTTATTGATGCTGTAGGCATCTGTAGTTTAAATACAACTTTATTTATGCAATTTACCATTCCTTCAACTTCGCCTGTTTGAAATATAGCCTTTACCTCTGCTATAGTAAAACCAGTGCTTGTTTTTTCATATATTTCAGGAATAAAAACAGCTTGTGTAAATGGAGCCATTACAGAATACTCTCCATCTATATATCTAAATCTATAGCTAAATCTAACAAATTGATTTTCTAAAAAATCAGAATCAATGCTGTCGTCAGTAGACATGGTTGAATTATTTTCTTGGTCTAATAACCTAAGCGGAAAAACAGGTGCAAATTTAGCTACACTTATTTTTTGTTCGTCATCATAAAAAGTTGAATCAGCTAATGCTCTAGTTATACTTATTCTTCTTGGCTGATTAAAATTATCTGTAAAAAATAATAAATCATTTAAAATATTTACGCCAGTAATTTCATGCGTTTTACTGAAATTTAAAAACAACCCTTGGCATAATACTTTTATACCTTCAGATTCTGTAAATAAAAGAATAGCACAAAATAAGTCTGTTCTACTAGTTGTATTTGCAACAGACGCTAATGTAGGGCCGTCAGCACCACCTACTAATCCAGGTTTATTTGAATCAGCGCACGTATAATTTGTTATAAAATAAAAAGCTCTATCATTTGCTTCGTCAAAATGGCAGCCTATTGTTTCAAGGTTTGCTGCTAAAATACCATACGTGCTATTTATATCGGGAAATAATTTTATAAGAGTATTCCCTTTTAGGTTTTGTATTGTACCAACATCTTGAGCCTCTGATGTAGAAACTTGTATATTTTGTGCGGTGCGGTATTCTCCATTAGGTAAAAGTCTAGCATCAATATCTTTATTCATTTTACCCTGAAGAAACGCTTTCTTATCTTCAGCCATCTGCTAGTGTTTTATTTGTTTTGATTTATTTCTCATTACCTGAGCCATTTCAGATAACTTCATATTAGATAATCTTAGCTTAGCATTTCTAAGAGCAGCTCTTCTTTCTTTTTGATATCTTCTTACTATAAATTCTGATATATTTCTTTTTGAAGCTAGTACATTATAAGCTATATGTTTATATAAAGCTTCTTCCGCCATTTTATTAACTTTCATTTCAGCATCAGTACCAAGTCCGTCAGATATATATTCTATAACTATAATTTTACCAGATAAATCGCTACTAAAAGCAAAACTACCAGTTTTTTCATCTATTGTAAAAAACCCATTAACTTGCGTTGTTTCTGGCGTTAATCCATATCTTCCTCCAAAATCACTTCTTAAATAATCATCAGTTGTAAGATAAATACTATCTTCAGAAGATAAATCACCTGTTACATGTTTAGTATCAAAATTTGACCACCTCTCTTCTGTTATAGAACTACCTTCTACTAAATCACCATTACTATCAAATATGTAATCATAATTATTATCTTGTACTGGAGCTTCTGTAGGATTTATAGTTAGTCTTGTTGGATAAATAATTCTACGAATACCTGAACCATCAATATAACAAACTTTAACATAGTTTACATAATCTTGGGGCATAGGTATGGATAAAGAAGGACCTAATTCTACTTCTTGAGATTTAACTGTTCTTAAAACATCATAGCTAAATTCTTGTAATCCTCTTTTAGCATGAAATATAACATCTGATTTTGCAACATGATCAATAAGCTTACCGTCTCCAACATATGCAACCATAAAGTTATCAACAATATCTTTTAAAGATGTATATCTGTAGCCTCCAAAACTAGAAGCTTCGTAATAATTCTGACTTGTTTGCCCGTCTAATAATCCCATATTATTGTTCTTGTTGTGTTATTGATTGTTTTTCTTGCATAGCAGATTGTATAACTAAAGGATCTTTAATTGTTATACCAAAGTATTGTAAAATACCTAATATTAAATCTACTTCATCAGAATCGTGTAATGTAAAATTAACAGACCCTGTTGCTGAATAGGTATATATAGGTGTACCAAAACTAGTTGTGTCTACTCCTGAATTCCATTTTGGATCAGGTGGAGTACCTACATAGTACATAGATACAGACGATAAAGTTGTTGGGTAAACATATATTGAATCAGCACTAACGTAATACATAGGAAATGTAGTTGAAGGTGCTGTTAATGGTGAAGATAATAAAAAGCTTAGCTTAGATTTATCTATTCTTTCTATTTGTGTTAAGTTATCTGTAGATGTAACGTTTAATATATTATAAACACCAGCTACATTATATGTACCGGAAGAAGCTGTAGGTAAACTACCTATTCCAGATGTTAAAGAAATAGTATCTGATGTACAGAATGGATCTATTTTATCTTGTATTTTTCTAGGAATATCTCCATAGCCCTGAGCTCCTCTACCAGAAGTTTGTCTTGCTATAGCTCTATTATATTCATAAAAAGCTCTATCTAGTAACTCTAACTGTACTACCTTAGCTATTTTATTAAAATTATCTGGTGTTAGATATCCACTACCTTTTTTATTTATTATAGATAAAACTGTGGTATATACTTTATTTACGTCAATCGCCATATTTTTATTTTTATTATAGTAATGTAGCCACTATTAAAAGCAGCTACACTACTTATAATAATTACATTATTTTAATCTTTTTTCTATTGATTTAAAAACTTCTACGCCTTCATCTGTTTTTAAATATGCAGCAAATGCTGAATATGGATTTTCATCAAAAGGTACAGTCATTAATTTTCTATTTGTTCCTCCCCAAGAAAAAGTTCTTTGATCTTGCGATAATTTTATAATACCCATTTCTCTAGCTTTAATAGCTAAATTTCTAAGCACTACATTTTCATCATTTACTAAGTCTAAAAACAATATAGGATTGTTTCTAGCAAACATATACAAATCTCTTTTTAACTCAGCCGAACTCATTCTGTCTACAGAAGATCCTAATTCAACTCTTAATATAGCCTCTGCTTGATCAATATCAATAGACATAGCTGTATTTAAAGCTTCCATTTCAACTTCTATACTTACTAAATCATCTTTAGCTTCTGCTACTTCATCTTTCTCTTCATATATATAACCTCTTTTAGGGTGATATAATGATAGCATTTTTTGTAATGCTTGATTTTTTTTAGACACGTGTAATACGCCTTCTTCAAATATAATATGGTCTAGTATAACGTTACTATCTTGCTCGTCTATGAAACAAGATCTTTGGTTGCTAGCATATCTTAATTCTCTGTTATAGCCTTTTTCTTCATCAAACCATAATAATGGTTTTCTTGGTGTTGATTTAGAAGTTAAAACATAACTAAGGGGATTACCATTTCCCGTTAAATAATATTGTCTATCTTTTATTTCCCAGCTTGGTTTAGCCGGTATAGTTTGTTTTTTAGGTGCAGGTTTTACTGCAGCCGTTTGAGGTGCAACCTCAACAGTTTCTGCTTTAGCTTTTTTAGCCATGATATAATATAATTAAATAGTTTATAAAAATAAACCTAAAGGCGCCAGTTAGACGCCTTTGGTTTAAAATAATTTACTCATTACGAGGCAGTAGCTGCTATAGTAATAGCACCACAAGCTGAAATAACGCCAGTAGCAATACCAGTTCCATCAATATCATCAATTACTGAAATAAAAGATGCTTTTGAAAAAGTATTACCTACGATAGCATCAACTATCGCTCTCATAGCTTCTTTATGTTTGTTAGTTCCAACAGTTAATACAACAGTGTCAGAAACTATTACTGCATTTGATCCTGCGTCTGCTCCATCGTGGTTGTTAACACTTTTAAAGCATACAGTAAGAGCTGTATCACTTGTTGGGTAACATCCTGCGAAAGAAGAAGCTGGGAACATAGCTGATTGTGCTATATCATCATCATCTGCTAAAGTAGCTTGAGTTCTAAAATATAAATATTTTTCCATTTTTTTTAGTTTTTAGTTTTTAGTTTTTGGTTTTTATATAAGGCGGCTTTTACACCGCCTTTTAAAATTTATCTATTATGATTCTTTTAACAATACAAAGTTGTTAGCACCTTGAACTATTAAACATCTTTCAGATAAGTAGTGTACTTCCATGAAGTCATCTCCTACATAGCTAGCCTGTCCTACAGAACCAGTTACCCAAGATTTCATTCTTCGGTCATCAGTTTCTGAAGATCTGTAACGTACGTGCAAGAAAGGACGTGTCATGTTTTTACCTAATGACTGATCGTATACAGTTGAAGTTCCAGCAGGAATTAATACTCCTGAAATATCTCCAAATCCTCCACGAGCAGCAGCATCATTTAAGTATTTCCAATCTGACTTGTAGAAATCGTAAGATCCTCTTCTGAAAGCAGAAAAACCGAAGTTTAATGCCATATCAGCGTCATTGTCAAATACTCCAAAAGAAGCACCACCTTGATAGTTAGCGTTGATACCAGCTACCATATCGTCAAAAGTAAGAGCCATTGATCTGTTTAAGTATAACATGTTTTCTTCGATAGCACCTTGCTTGTCAAGATTTTTTAACAATAAGTCAAAATCTCCAAGAGAAGCTAAATCTTCAAATACGTTACCTCTAGTTTCAATAGCAGAGAATAAACCTTCTGTACCTACATCGCCTGGCTGAGTTACTCCTAAACCTCCTGAAGCATCGTGAATTAATGAAGCACTAGCTCCTTTTTCAGCTTCGATTAATGAAGTTTCTAAGTAATCCATAAAACGTAATCTAGTTTCTCCAGCAGACTTTAAATACCAAGAGTATCCTACTTGTCCAGCTTCGTCAGTAGTTTCAACCCATCCGATTCTAGCAGTATCAGAACCATTAATTTTAAAGTGATCTTTAATAATTATTGGCTTGTTGTTATACTGTTGGAATTGTGGCTTAAGCTCACCTGATTGACTAGCACTTCCTTTAGCAAATTCTTTACCGTATACAAATATATTCAACTGATCGTTGTCAGCAAAAGTACCTGTCATAGCAGCTTTAGAATAAGGCAATAAAGTAGCATCTGTATTACCAGCTCCTTGACCTGCAGTTTGTGTAGCAGAAGCAGCGGTAGTAGATACATAACACTTTAAAGTTTTAAGTCCAGTAGCAGCATCAGTAACTAATACTGTATCACCAACTCTTAAAGAGTTGTTTAATGAAGTACCAAGCGAAATAGTGTTACCAGAAGCACTTTCTACCTCTACACTTGTTGCACTTCCAGCAGCACCAGCACTCTTATATGCAATGTGCAATCTGTTTTGCTCAGACCAAACAACTTGATCAGAACTCATAGGCATTTCAGCGCCTACCATTTGTAAAAATCCACTGATAGTACGGTTTCCGTAACGCTCTACTTCTTGCTCGTACAATTCAGGTAGATATTGTTGTGACCAATCAGCACTTCCATCAACAAAACTAATATAGTTTGTAGATAAAACATCTGCTGTTGGGTGTGGAGTAAGTGAAAATGATCCACCTAATCCTAAAGATGTATTAAATCCCATTTTTTAATTTTTTAAGTTTTTATTTTTTTATTTTAAATTTTAACTTTGAACTATTCTCTCCGCCTAATACTCTAACTTTCATCCCGCCGGCTTCTACAACTGGTTTAACAGTTCTAGCTCCCATATCAATATTCTTTGATTTTAAAGCGGTTTCTTTTATAGCATCAGCTTTACCTTGCTCATAAAAATGTGATACAATTTTATCAATGTTTTTACCAGCATATAAAGCTTTGTGATAACCTTTAGCGTCTTTCATCATATCATTTTCGTCGAGGAACTCCCTCACAAAATTAGATATGTCGCTTTGGTAATTCTTAACATCACTTGCGTTTTTTACATTATACCTATATTTTTTGTTTCCAACTTTAAAATCAAAACCTTTGAAATTTTCGTTAAAAACATTATTGGTACTTTGCTCAAATTGCTTGTACTGTTTTTGTTGAACTTCACTAGCAGCAGCTTGTTCTTGGTTGTATTGATTGTAAAAGTTAATAGCTTCTTGCTGTTCAGATGATAACTTAGAACCCAACTTGACTTCCTTGTAATATTCATCTTTCATACCATTAAGAAACTTTTTAGCTTTTGCAATTTCTTCTTTCATTGCCAACTTTTTCTTTTTAATATCTCTATCATCGTCTACATCTTCATCATATGAAAATCTATCCTCAATTAAAAAGTTTATTTCGTCATTATCTAAATGACTTTTAGTTGACCTATAATATTCTTTTAATAATGTATTGTTATCAACATTTGAATAATCGGCATTTAATCTAACATATTCTTCTATACTTCCACCCGTTTCCTCCATAAATTTGACCAGACTTTCAATATTTTCTGGTAAAGCTTTTTGCGGAGCAACTTCTGTTTTTTCTATTACCTCAGGTTGTGTTGACTCAACTTGCGGTTGTTTTATTTCTTCTTCCTCATCAGATACTTCTTGTAATACTACTTCTTCTTCTTTGGTTTCCCGTACTTCTTCAGCCACCTCTTCGCTGCTTGACGTGTTTTTGGGTTCGACGATAGTAGCATCGCTGTCATCTGCGCTTTGCTTTTGAACGGCATCTTTATCTGTTTTTTGGTTTTTAAATTCTTTTAATTTTCCAAGGTCTAATTTTATAGTCCCATCTTCTTTTACTTCTTTATAAGAAATTTCTTTTTCAGTTGTTTCAGCCTGTGTTGTTTCATTATTTTCTACAACAGTATCTTCAACAACCTCTTCAATTTGTTGATTTTCTTGTGACATAATATAATATAATTAAATAGTTAAAAAATTTTTATCTAGGCTCGAATTGTTCTAACCCAAATCCACCTAAGTTATCCATTCCTGCGGATTCAAAGTTTTTAGGCGGTGCGTTATTTTTTCTTTGATCTATAAGCTCACTTTGCTGTGATGCTTGTATTTTTGTTCTTTCGTCTTTACGATCTTCTTTAAATTTATCTTTTTGATTAACTTCTTTAATGCGCATTTCACTTAGGCGCATGTTAAAATTAAACTCCGCTTCCATTAACTCTTTCTTTATAGCAGCTTCTCTTTCAAGTTTTGCTATTTCTAATTGGCTTTTAATTTGTTCTAACTGAGCTTTAGATTCTGTTAATGCTTGTTGTTTTTGCATATCAGCTTGAGCCGCAGCCTGAGCAGATTGTGAGTTAGATTGCGTTTGAGCTTGTATATTTCTTTGTTGTTGCTCTTGATCTAATTGTTGTTTCTTTCTTCTACGTATTTTAAGAAGCTGGTTCGCTAATTTTATATTACGCACTTCTCTAACTTCTATAGCATCTTCTAAATATATTTGCCCAGACTGCAAAGCAACTTGAATATTATTTTCTAATTTTTGCTTTTCTTCTTCATCTGGAGCTAGCTCTAAGAATATACCAAAGTCATGTAAATGCAAGTTTGCCATTTCTTCTAAAGTAGAAACATTAAACTTACCTAAAGTTTTTATAAAAGATTCTTTAGTAGGAGAATATTCTATAACATCCGACACTCGCATTGCAATACACTCTGCCATTGATAGGGTTATAAACAAGCTTGATTGCAATAAGTGCCTTGTTGCTGTATTAGAATTAGCGGCTGCTAATTTTTGTAATCCAACTAAAGCGTTTTTATCTGGGATACTTCCATCTCTGGCTTCATTTAAACCAGTTACATCACGCATCATCTGTAAATAGTAATTATACGTACTTATTAATGCGCTTATTTTATTATTACCACCACTAGAGTTAAGTTCTGTAATTGGTAATCTTCCTCTATTCATATCACCGTCCTGAGTCATTGATCTACCAATAACACTACCGGTTTGAAAATACATATTTAATGCTTCTTGAGGATTATAATTTGTTCCGTTGCCTAAATCAATTTCAGCTAAAGCATCAGCATCTAAATAAACACCGTCTGGTACAACTCTTGATAATACCTGTTGTAGCTTTAAATGCGTTAACTGAATCATATCTGCAAAATTAGTCATACGACTAACAAGCGATTCTATTCTTCCTTCATACATTCTAGGTGCGCAGATAGCATAACTCATTTGAGCTTTTGTAGTATCTGCTTTTGGTCGCATCATATTTTTCTTAAGTTCCCATTTAAGAACTTCATTGCTACCTATAACTTTAACACCTTCATATATAACCTCAATGGCTCTATCGACTTTACTGAAATCATCTGAATTTGGTGGATTAAAAGTGTCATTTTTTTCAATAGCTTTATCACCTCCGGTTGCTGTTTTCTTTACCTTATAAACTTGATTAGCATAAGTTTTATATTCAAAATATAATACAGCTACGCTGTTATTTTCATTTGATTTAGAATTATATCCTGTGTACGTATAAGATGTACTATAGCCTTTATAAGATTCTAATTGTTCATCTGTTAATTCAGGAAATTCTTTTTTTAATTCATTTAAATATATTTCTTTTACTTCACCCACATAGTATATATCATCAAAATAAGGGGAATCAGTATTTGAATATATAAGATCAGCAGGATCTACATACTCAACTTTAATACCTTCTGCTTTATTAAAAGTGCTTTTTGCAGCACCAATACCTATAACTGTTAAATCATTATTAATACGCCTAGATATTAATTCATATTTATTTTTATCAAATACACTATTAATAGCCTCTTCTTCAGCTATTTCAATAGACTGCTTATATTCAAGCTGCATATGTAATTCTAACTCTTCTGAAGTTTCAGGTAATTTGTCTTGATCTGTTTGATATATATCAATACCAAGTTGAACTGCAACAGCGTCGTTAAATGGCTGGGCCGCCATATCTTCCGCTATTTTTGTTACATAGTCTGTTCTTTCTTTTATCGATGCAGGATCTTGGGAATATGCTTTTATGTCATAAGATCTATCTGCCATACCATTTACAACTATATCAACAAACTTTGGTATAATTGGAACGGGTTTCCAATCAAGATTCATGTAAGATAAATCACCATTTATAGATAATTCATCTTTATATTTTCTAACAGATTGTTCTCCTCTTGCGTATAATCTTAATGAATGAAAAGATTGTCTTGATGTCATATATCTTCCCGACCCATTTTTACCACTATACCCATCTTTAGAGTTAAACCATTCATGCTCTATAGCTCTACCCACCTGCGCACCATATTCTGCACTCATTTTTTCTAAATCACTAACCGCTTGGCTGGGAAAAGAACTTTTTATAGCTTTATTAATCATTTATTTAAATTATTTTTGATCTTGAACCTTTGTTGTTATATCTTTTAATACCAAGATTTATAGTTCTGACTTGTCTTTCTTGAGTTGGAGCATATAAGTTTTTATTACATGCCATTATTGCCAATCCTGAACTTATCGAAGCATCAAACTTTGTTCTATTGTTTATATCAAACTTAGCCCAATCTTCTAATGTTCTTGTAAAATACATATCACCATATCCATCTTCTATTATTCCTACGTGTTTTTCAATATAGGATTCTATAGCTGCAGCATGAGCCTGCTTTACATCATTTGATGAATTTGGTATTCCACCTATTTCTTTTTCTGTAGCGGATAATTTATTATAAGATTTATCCGGTCTATTCATAGAGTAACCTCTATAGCCTCTTCTTTTAAAATGATATAAAAGTCTAGGTTTATTATTTTCAACTAATATTGGCATACCATAAAAAACGCATGCCATAAGTACATCTTCAAAAAATATTTCAGCAGTTTGTGGTCTTGCTACATATTCTAAGAAAAAACTATTAGATGGAGCTTCTTCCATTGAATATTTTGTAAGACCGTGTAAAGCACCATTTGAACCTATACCATCTACTGTGCCGGATATATCATAACTATCGCATCCAAATGCGCCTATATGATCATTAGCTGGATATTTTATACCATTTTGCAAACGCATTCTATTTTGCATTTCTAATTTTGGAACCCAACTAACTTTAAATCTTCCAGATTTATTTGGCATAAATTCTACAGTTGTATCTTTTATACCATTTTTCCATTGAAAACTACCAACGGTAACAACTCCTTGTCTTTGTATTTCGTCGTTATAATCTATCTGTTCGTATATCTTAGTTAGATTAAATAAAGATAATTTTGCCTCATCTCTAAATGCGTGACTTTCTGTTCTTGGAAATTGTCTATAATATTCATTCAAACCGTCTTGGTCATCTTTAAGGCCGTCTACTTCATTTTGCCAATATTCTATTACGCCTATATCTATTTCATCGCCATAGCGGTCATATGCTTTTTCATTGCTAATTTCAAAGACAGGTGCTCCATACATATCAATATATCCTTCGTAGTTCCATTCCATAGGTATGAATAAAGAATATAATCCCGAGCTTGTTTGTCCATTGCGGTTTCTACGTTTGACATCTGAGTCATAGTATAGTTTTTTAAAATTATCGCCGCCTTTATCTAATGAGTTTGACGTTGAACCCATCATACATTTACCTATAATTCTAGAACCTAGTCTTAATGTTGTTTTTGTAACTCTCCAGTTATTTAATATATTGTCAGGTCTTTCCCATTTACCTGATTCATCATGTGCTAATAACTTTAGCTTTTCACCATCATAAGAGTTATCTCCTGTGTTTTTCCAATCAATAGTTGTATCTAGACCTTCTATCTCCTTAAGCTTCTCCTTCGAGTCGAGCTTCTTTCTTGTGAATTTACTCGCCGGGACCCTGTACGCAAGTTCTGTCTTCGGCCTGTCCATTCCGTCCTGTATGGGACGAAAAAAGAAGGGGTAGTTAATGGAAATTGGTACGACCTTATCTGTAAACATCTTCTTAGCATCAGATCCTGTCTTGGATAATATACCAAACCTTGCATCCCTTGATGTTGTTGCCTGATGCACCAACTCAGACGATGACATGAATGAAAATCCAGATCTTCTATTCTTAAGATAGCACATTCCGTAACAACGTTTGTCTGCCTTGCAAGCCTCCCAGAATATGAAGAATAATCTGTTTGATTCCCTAAAATCTGGGTGCCCAACATCAATCTTGGTCCACTGCAAGTACATGTAATGAGAGCCAGTAATATAAGTAGGAACGCCTTTGTTATTAAATGCAAAACCCTCTTCTCTTTTTTTAAACTCTTCATCAATGTAATCATACCATTTGTTTTTAAATTCACTTGGATAATCTTCCCATTCAAAAACAGATTTTATTTTATTTAATTCTTTTGGGTATTCTAACGGTTCCCAATATTGTTCTGTTTCTTTTTTAGATCTTTTATAACTTTTTTCTATTAACGGTAAAGCTATTTTAAGATTTTGTATTTCGTATATTTCACCGATTTTTCCAGTCTTAGATATAACTACAATGTCATGATCTTTATTATAACCATATTGCCATTTATTATATCTATTATTTTTATTTATAGTATGAGGCTTTATATAATCTTTTAATACCCTAACTAAATTTTGCTCGTATTTCATTTAGACCTCCCTTCTGCAAAACCTTTAAAAGACTTTTCTTTATTATCTTTAGACTTACTATCATTTAACATATCTTCTTCTTGTTGTATTCTAGTAAGTATTTCAAAAGCATCGAATATTGCTAACTTTTTTGTAGCTGCTGCGTTTTTTAATCTATCGGCAGATATATCATCATCTGAATCAACTATTGGTTCTTTAGCAACTTTAATAAGTTCTTCCACAGCCTTCCGCCCAGCTTGGATTATATTCAACTTCGTCTCCTTTGTTTTCATATTTAATTGTAATGTCTTTAGTACGCATTCGATATAATCTATCGCTATCTATTAAAAACTCGTATTCGCTACTAGGGCTAAACCCTACAACGTCTCCCTCGCTTATTTTAAAAGCTTTTAAGGAGCTATTACCGTATTTTAATATACCAATATGCTTTTGCTCTTTTTGATCGCTTATAATTGATTTTTCTTTTTTTACTATTGGCTTTACAAAACAAAAATCACCTGGAGCTTTCCATTTATTATTATGCTTATATAAAAATATTTGGTCATAATAACAAAAATATTTATCTTCTTTAAAATAAGAGCTGCTATTTTTTTCAATACCTTTTACATTATAGAATCTTCTAAATACATTATGATGTACAATTACTTCATCGTTAACTTTTATATCAGTTTCACCGATAAGAGGTATTGATTTTACAATCCCTACTCTGTTAACAAACTTATGGTCGTCCATGGTAGTATTAATTATTAATTTTTTACCATTTAAATCTACTTCATTAGTATACCTACCGTTTTTAGGTTCTATTATGAAGCTATATAAGCTTTGCATTAGTATTCTAAATTATATTCAATTGATATAGCCATATTGGAGTTAAACTTTTTCCAAGGTATGACTTCGTCTTTTTTTCTTATGTATATATTATAAGAACAATCTTCTTGATCATATAGTATATCTGATATGCAGTGACCTCCGTAAACCTGTTGACCTACGGAGTAGTGCATTGCTTCATTTTTATAATCAGTGCCAATACTTATTTTTCTAATTAGCTTGCTCATCTGATTGTTCCTTCATTTCTTCGTAAGATCCATCTTCTAAGTTAACAGTAATTTTACCGTACTTTTCTTCTAAATCTTTACTCGTTTTTTCAGCTTCAGCCAACAATTGCGCAAAAGATCCTAATATTTGTGTTTTTTGTACTTCTAAAGTACCAATATCAGCAATCATTCTGTTTTTTAAACTTTGTTGTTTAACTAATTCTTCTAGTTCTACTTGTTCAATTTTTTTACTCATTTTAATTTGATTTAATTATTAATTACTTATATATATATTACGCACAGTATCAATTACTTGCTTATTGTTTTATACTTTTCTAATCCTCTTGAACCAAAGTAAGCTATATAAATACCTAATAATAATGATTTTAATAACTCAATCCATTCATTTGGAACAGAAACACTTTTGTCAAAAGAATCTAAATATATTAAAGCAACGGTAGTTACAGTTAAAAATATAAGAGTTAAAGGACGTACATTTTTTGAAAGCCAAGAATCAGATTTCATATCAGAATCCCATCTTGCGGAAACACTTTTCATTTCCTCAACATCTAATTCCATTACTTTTAAAGCATACTCTTTTTCTTGATCGCTCATACCATTATCTTTTGCAGATATAGCGTCTATAGCGCCTTTAATATTACCAGTAGCTAAACTACCAACAACATCTAATACTTTACCTTTACCTATACTTCTTAAGAAATCACCAACACGAGTTGTACCGTTTTTTTCTTTATAAGTTTTTTTTCTTTCAGACATAAGATTTAATTTAACAATTCCATTTTCTTCTAGCAGCTAAACCTCTTTCCGATGTCCAGCTCTTAGATCTAGCACAAAACGCTTTTCTACGCTTATATGCCTTGCTTCCTTTTTTTAATTTAGAAGGAGGCGTGGTTACTGCAGTTTTTAACTTACTACCAGGATTATCTTTTCTATATTTAGCTACGCCTTTAGCGGTCATACCACCTCCAGCTTTAGCGCCTCTGCCTTTGCCTTTTTTTACTTTAGCATAATAGCCAAGAGATTTTTTTCTTGAAGGTGCGTTTTTTGTAGCCATAATATATTATCCGATAATAGCCTCGATAGCAGATTTTTGCTCAGCAGTTAAGTTTTCAACAAATACAGGAATTTCCATCTTTAATACTAAATGACGGTGATTTCTGAATAAGTCTCCAACTTCATCTTCTGTTCTCTCAGCCTCAGCAATTGCTTGAATTCTTTCGCATATTGCAATTGAATCTAAAGAAGCGTTGATGTCTACTAAAGCTCTTTCTTGTGTGTAATCTTCCATTTTTAAATGTTTGTTATTGTTTATATAATTATTTACCTTCTAGTTCTTTTACTTTTGCAGAAAGCTCTTGTACGGCTTTTACGAGTATGGGCACTAGATTACCATATTTTGCCTCTATACGATCTTCACTTACCTCGTATACTAAATCTAATATTTCGTTTTCACCGTTAGGCATAGCTTCTTGTAATTCTTGAGCTATAAATCCTACGCGTTTTTTACCTTGTTTAACAGGTGACATATTCTCTGGTCTGAAATCCCATTCAAACTCTACGGGTCTAACCGAATCTATAAAGTCTAAACCAAAGCTACTGTCTTTTACATTTGTTTTATCTCTACCATCAGACAACGCTGCAATTGATTGGTCAGCGCATCTAAATGCAGATATGTTTGCATCACCTAATGTTATTTCGTTTGAAACATCTACAGCAGAAGCCGCAGCGTCATGACCTATTATAATATTATTACTACCTGTTGTTAACGCATCTCCAGCTTCACCTCCAATTATAGTGTTATCATCACCTGTTGTAATAGACTGACCAGCTTGGTAACCTAAAACTGTATTAGCCACCCCGCCGTCTTGATTAAATAAAGCCTTATATCCTATTGCTACATTAGATCCTCCGGTATCTTCATTTGTTAAAGCAAGATGACCTATAGCTACACTATAACTTCCTGTAGTTAAAGCATCACCCGCTTGCCCCCCTAAAATAGTATTAGAAACACCTGTTGTCATACTCAACCCAGCATAATAACCTACGGCTGTATTAATAGCATCAGCTCCTGCATTTTGAGTTGATAAAGCTCTAGCTCCTATTGCTGTGTTTTTACCATGCTCATCTTCTTCGGTAAGAGCAAAATACCCTAAAACAACATTCTCACTACCAGTTGTTAAAGCGTCACCTGCGTTATTACCAATAATAACGTTTTGAATACCTGTTGTTACGTTTTGACCAGCACTGTGTCCTATAGCAATATTGTTAGCATCACCGCTACCTTTATTCTGTGCTGATAAAGCAAAATACCCTATAGCGGTAGACCTATTGGCTCCGGTTTCTGCGGTTAAAGCATTTCTACCTATAGCCATATTAAAGCTACCAGTTGTTAAGGCATCACCTGCTTGCCCCCCTAAGATACTATTAGAAGTACCCGTTGTAAGATTTTCACCACTACCATATCCTACTGCCGTATTAAATGCGTTGTCTCCAGCGTTTAGATTTAATAAAGAGAAAGTACCAACAGCGACATTGAAACCGTGACCATCTTCTGATGTTAGAGCACTCCTACCTATAGCTGTATTATTAGTACCAGTGGTTAAAGCATCACCTGCAAAACCTCCTATCAAAGTATTGCCAGTACCTGTTGTTATTGCGGCGCCAGTCTCATAACCTATGGCTACATTATAAGCATCAGCTCCTGCGTTTTGTTGGTTAAGAGCTTCATAACCAATTGCTACATTTTTCCCATGCGCATCTTCATTTGTTAAAGCGGCATAACCTACAGCTACGTTTTGTCCACCAGTTGTTAAAGCGTCTCCTGCGAGACCACCTATAATAGTATTAGCTGTACCTGTTGTAACTAATGTACCAGCATTATATCCAACCGCTACATTATACGCGTCTGTGCCAGCGTCTTGATTACCTAAAGCGGTATAACCTAC